ACAACAATGATTAAAGATACAGCGGTACAAATACTCTTGGAACACTTTAGTGAGGGTATGGTACGCACAATAGTTGATGCCTTAGTTGAAGATGAGCGTGAAGAATGTGCAAAGTTGTGTGATGAATCTGAGTACCCTGATGGAATTGACTTGGCTTATTTAATTCGTGCAAGGGGACAAGCATGACACAAGATGAAATTATTGAGGTGGCTAGACAGGCTGGACTTGACCCAGACCTTTGGAATTACACCGATGCTTTTGAAACATTTGCTAGATTAGTTGAGGCTAAAAAGCAAAACGATATTGAAACTTTATATTCTTTATATGAACAGGCGTGTAAACAAAGAGATGAGGTAATGGCACAACAAAAAGAAATGATGCTTAAACTTAGAGAGGCGAACGAAATAATTTTTAAGAGTTGCGTCAATTTGCCACATTGGAAAAGAACTGCCATGCGTTATTTAAAACGCAACGTACCGCAAGCGCACCAACAGGCCGTAGATGAATTTAATGAACATCCAGATGGAAGGGGACAAGAATGACTAAAGAAGAAATAATTGAAATGGCTAGAGAGGCTGGTGGTTACTATTCTAAAAAATATCCTGATGAATGGCGTTTGGATGATGACGATTTAGTACGTTTTGCCAAACTGGTAGCAGAAAAAGCTATTGAGCCATACTTGCCGTATAAACAACATATTGAAACAATGGAACGAGCATTTGATGCACGCCTTAAAAAGCAAGGGGACAAGAATGACTAAAGAAGTAATGAAACAAGCTTTAGAGGTATTGAAATCAAAAGACACTTGTGGTTCATCTATTCGTGAAGCAAAAGAGGACGTTATCAAAGCCCTAGAAGAAGCACTAAAGCAAGAGCAGGGTGAGCCGAATAACTCTGAATACGAACGTGGTTTTATTGATGGTATGCAAAAACAAATGCAATCTAGCGTGGATAAAGCAGTTAGAAATATGCAAAATAAATTAACGCAAGAATGGGAAGTATTGCAAAGCATTAAAAGGCACACAATTAAAGCAAGGGGACAAGAATGACTAAAGAAGCAATGAAAGAAGCACTTGAGGCGTTGAAGTTGCATGGCAAACAATATCCGCACATGGTTAAAGGGTATTGCCTTGATGCCATCAAATCACTAGAAAAAGCGCTAAAACAAGAGCAGGATGAGCCTGAAACCTTGAACTACACGGTTAGCGTTGAATGCAAACGATGCGGTTCGCACGAAAAGTATGACTTAGAAGTTGATTATCCCCCGCCACAAAAACGCACATGGATTGGACTATTGGATGATGAAAAAGAACACATTGAAATTTCTGGTGGCAAGGCAGATTTGACATTAGCAGAAAAAATAGAAGCAATTCTTAAGGAGCGCAACAAATGACTAAAGAAGTAATGAAACAAGTGCTAGATGCCTTGATAACCTATCGAGATTTTATTGATAACGCACATATCATTGAAGGACAATTCCATTGGCTAGAGGGTACGGAAGACGCCATCAAAGCCCTAGAAGAAGCATTAAAGCAAGAGCAGGATGAGCCTGGGCCTGTGGCTATGCGTTATGACTTTGATGGATACGGATATAAATACATAGACTCAGGCAGTGGAAGTGACTGGCAGACCAGAGAGAGGGGAGCAGAACCCCTTTACACCGCACCACAAACTAAAGAATGGGCAGGTTTGACTGACGAAGATATCTTTGGCATCTTCGGTACATACAGAGGCGATCCTGACTGTAACCACGACCAGTTATTACTTGATGCAAGGCGTATAGAAGCTAAGATTAAGGAGAAAAATCATGTGGTTTCTGGGAAATAAAGACGGTAAACCTTGGTGGTACAAATATGAGAATGACAATTGGGTACCTATAACTGAAGATGAAAATACTACGAATAAAAAATACTGGCAAGACAAGCGAGATGAAATATCTGCAAAAGTTTTCAATGACTTTTTTAAGGAGAAAAACACATGAACCAAGACATTTTTGACAAAGTTTTAGAGTTTCGTAAGAAGCTTAATTTGCCATACTCAGTACGACCACAGCTTTTAAAGCCTGAGGACATCAGCTTTTACGCCAGGTTCTTGATGGAGGAGCTTAGTGAGCTGATGAAAGCACATGAGAAGGGTAGTCTGGTAGACGCTGCTGATGCAATTGCCGATCTTGCCTATGTCACTATGGGTTGTGCCCATCATATGGGTCTTCCATTACCTGAAATTCTAGGTGTTGTGCATGATGCCAATATGCAAAAGGTGCCAGGATCGACAAGTCGTGGGGTACATCAGGATGCTCAAAAGCCATCTGACTGGCACGGACCAGAGGATCATATTGCTTTAATTTTATTTAAACAAAATTGCAGATAGGTGTTTACTTTAGTAAATTGTGTGTATAATGCAACTGTTTACTCCCTAAATTCTTAATTCTAAAGGCTAAATACTATGAACATTTTCTTCTTGCACCATGTACCACAAATAGCAGCATCTTATCATTGTGATAAGCATGTAGTTAAAATGATAGTTGAGACCGCACAACTATTAGCAACTGCTCATCATGAGCATGGCAATGGTCACAATGTGACTTACAAGCCAACACACAAAAATCATCCATCAGCCATATGGGCACGTGAATCAGTATCACACTATATGTACCTCACTGACCTTGGTCGTACATTATGCAAAGAGTTTAAAAGGCGTTATGGTAAAGAGCATAAGTGCCATGCATTATTCTCCGGTGAGCTTATGTATGCACCACCTGCTATGAGAAAATTACCAATGACATGGAGAGTACCACCACAATGCATGCCTGATGAGTATAAGTGTGATGATACTGTACAAGCCTACAGAGCCTACTACAAATACAAGCAATCCATTATGGATATGAAGTGGTATAAAACAGCTGCAGGTGCACCTGCTTGGTTTAAGGAGTTTGATTATGTCTAATTGGGATTACAGGTTCATGGAAATGGCTAAGTTAGTTAGTACTTGGTCCAAAGATCCATCCACTCAGTGTGGTGCAGTAATTGTTGATATGAGAAAAAGAGTTATTAGCATGGGGTTTAATGGTTTTCCACAACAAATTAAGGATGACTATGAACTATTAAAAGATAGAGACATTAAGCTACAGATGATACTACACGCTGAGCAAAATGCTTTACTATTTGCTAATAGAGACTTATCAGGTTGTACGATTTATACGTACCCTTACCAAATGTGTAGTCATTGTACAGCTATGGCCATTCAAAAAGGGATTGCTTACCATGTGACTACATATCAAGTGCCAGCTAGGTGGCAAGAGAATTTTGATCTAGCAAATAAAATGATAATAGAAGCAGGTGTAGAACTTAAAAGGATTTCAATATGAACATTTCACAACTCATTGACGGACTAAGAGACCTTAAACAACAAAAAGAGGATCTTGGTAAGCAAGAAAAAATAATTAATGAAAAGATTGCAGCCATAGAAGGCGACATTATGCATGCTATGAACGAGGCTGGTACATTTAAAGCAATGTCCGAGGCTGGTCATAGTGTCACCATGGCTAAGAAGGTACACCCAACCATAGTGGATTGGGATCAGTTTTATGCTTATGTCAGTAGCACAAAAAGCTTTGACCTATTGCATAGAAGACTTAGCAGTACTGCTTTCCAGGACCGTTGGAAAGAAGGTGAGTCCATCCCCGGGGCTACCACTGCTGAGGTTTGGGGGTTAACGTTAACTAAGTCACGAAAATAGGAGTTTCTAAATGGCTAAAACACAAAATTCACTTACGGTATTCGAATCAGAAATGGAAAAGCTGGCTAATGCTGGTTTGCAGGCAGAGAAGAACTCTGTTGGTACATCCTTCCTTAGTACAAAGGGCGGAACACTTACATATAAGGATAACCCTATTGCAGGGAATGCCATAGATGTAGTGATCATTTCCAGCCCTGTTGAGCGGTTGTACTACACAAGCAGATACGACCCAACTAATCCTGCACCACCTGCATGCTTTGCCTTAGGTCCGACAATGACAAGCCTTAAGCCTAATCCATTGGCGCCTGAAAAGCAATGTGATACTTGCCAAGGTTGCCCTAAAGACCAATGGGGTAGCGCCACAAACGGTGGTAAAGGTAAAGCCTGTAGTGAGAAGCGTAGACTGTTGATTATGACAGCTGATTCAATCACATCGGTTGATAGCATTGCTATGGCAGAGGTTGCGGCTTTAAGAACACCCGTTACATCGGTTAAACCATTTGCAGTCTATTTACAAAAGGTTGCCAATGCTACTAAGCGTCCTTTATCAGCCGTAGTGACTAAGATTAGTCTTACACCTGATGCAAAAACACAGTTTAAGCTTAACTTTGACTTTGTGCGCACAATTGATGACATGGATGTGATTAAAGCTTTAATTGCACGTGGTGAGAAAGAGTTGCAAAATGCTATTGACTCAGCCGGTGCTGTAGAAGATGAGGCATCTGCAATTCCTGCACAATCTAGTAAGTATTGATAGTTTACGGGGCGGTCATACGGGTTAGCGCCGTATATCATTATCAGCAAACGTTTTTTATGTAAGTTGACGGTGAAATTGTACAAAACACTGCTTTATGTGAACCGCCCCACCTTTAAGGAGACTTTATGAAATATATTGTCGTGTTTATTGTAGCTATTGCAGGCTGTGCACAACCACCACAAACTATGCAGCCCTCGGTTTATGCAAGCCCTCCGACCGTACAGCTTGTAGTTGATTCACGTGCTCAGCAAATGAGTAGGAATGAAGTCATACAAGCCACTATGGAGTGTGAAGGCAATAACATGAGAGCAGTTCCGATCATGACCAAGCGTATGATCAGCGGTATGATGAGCGATATCATCATTGATGTGCAATGCATGCCAAAGTATAGATTATTCTAATGAGAAAAGAACAACCACCTAAAGAAACCGCACTACAAATAGCTAGGTATTATTATGAAAATAAGCTAGGCGATGAAAAGATGTGGAGATGGCTATTTGTGTGGGGTTGGTATGAACACTATGTAAAGGAATATTATGACTGATCCGGTATTTTTAGACTTTGAGTCCGAGGCTATTGAAGCCAGACCAAAGTATCCACCACAACCAGTTGGTCTTGCGGTCTTAGATCGTACAGGACAATTTGAGACTAAGTATTGGTCATTTGGCCATGACTATAACAACCAAGACACTTATGAAGATACGAAAAGATTCTTGATAAGAGTTTGGGAATCAGGCAGGTCTGTATGTTTTCATAATGCAATGTTTGATATGGCAATCATTACCGAAGTATTTGGTTTGTCATTTAAGCATCAATGTGTTCATGATACATTAGTGCTTGCATTCTTGCATGATCCGTATGCTAGAAGCTTATCATTAAAAGAGCTTTGCAAGGAGTGGCTCAATGTCATACCAGAAGAGAGGGATGAGCTATTCGATTGGCTTACAATGCACATACCTGAAGTTAAACGAAAGCCAAAGACTGCAGGTGCTTACATTGCACGCGGGCCCGCTGATCTTGTGGGAAAGTATGCTCTTGCTGACGTACGTTTAACAGCCAGGTTATATGACTTTACTCATGAAGTTAGACAGACCATGCACAAGGCTTATAGGCGTGAAATCTTGCTTATGCCTTTGTTATTGGAGAATAGTAAGCTAGGTGTTAGAGTTGACCGTGAAGGGTTACAACAAAGCTCGCATAAGGCATTAGCAGACATAGCACTTTGTGAGAAATGGTTGTATGAATACTTTGGTGATGGTAATATCAACTTTAATTCAGGTACACAGTTGGTCACTGCAATTCAACTGAATGGCTGCTATGATAAGACTAAGCCATGGCCAACTAGTGACAAAGGCACTCCACTATCGGATAAAGATACGCTTAAAGAGATGGTAACCGATGATACATTGTCATCAGTCTTACGTCATAGGGATGTGCTTGTAAAGCTAAATGGTACGTACATAGAGCCGTGGTTAGAGCAATCGGCGTCTACAGGTAGGATTTACACTGAGTGGAACACTGTACGAGGTGAAGCCGGTGGTACTAGAACAGGTAGATTATCTGCTAAGCCGACATTACAGACTATGCCGACCCGAGGCCCAAAGACACCACTGCCTACAGAGCTTCAAGGTTTAATCATACCAAAAGTCAGAACCTATATTTTGCCTGATGAGGGTCATTTGATGGCAGCTGCCGACTTTCAGGCACAAGAGCTGAGATTGTTTGCACACTTTGAAGGTGGTAAGTTAGCTGAGCAGTATAGGAAGGATCCAAATGCTGACCTACATACATTTGCAGCTAACCTGATGAGTGAGAAGGCTGGTAGACCAATCATTAGGGATTATGCAAAGACTATGTCATTTGGTATTTTGTATGGCGCAGGACCAAAGAAGATTAGTGAAATGCTAGGCATACCGTATGTAGAAGCCAAGCAGTTGATCGGCTTGTATAAGACTGAAGTGGCTCCAGGGCTTGATCATATTAATCAAGATTTAAGCCGTAGATACACAGTAAGAGCACCGTTTTCTACCATTGGTGGCAGGTTAGTTAAAGGTGAGCCACCTAAGATCATTAATGGCAAGAAGATGGAGTTTGCATTTAAGTCATTGAACACATTGATCCAAGGATCTGGTGCAGATATGGCTAAGCAGGCAATGATAGACTATTGGCTACAAGCTGAGGATAGTCGATTATTGATGTCACTTCATGATGAGTTGATCATATCGGCTAAAGCTGATGTGGTTCAACGTGAAGCTGATAAACTGGCAGCGTGCATGGTCAATGCATTTAAGTTAGACGTGCCTTTAATTGCAGAGGCTAAAGTAGGTAACAATTTTTCGGAGGTCAAATGAAAGTAGCAACAATTTTATTAGCATTAGTTTTAACATCTTGTGGGTATGCTTCAAGAGATACAGAAGCAGTTGGACAAGTTAAGCGTGTGATGAATAACACACCTATACTTTGTTCTGACTTTATAGATGTTGATTTGTCTTTAGGCGTTATACGCAATGGTGTTGGTTCAGTATCTAATGAAGACATATGGATTGTTGTCAGCAGACCTGATGCTGAAATACTTAAAAAAGCAAATGAAGAAGGGCAGTTGGTTAAGATCACTTATGACCAACAAAGATTTGCTTTTTGTACTCAAGGAAGATTTGCAACTAAAGTGGAGGTACTTAAATGAGACAAATGAGACATAAACACGCAGATTTAATTCACGCTTGGGCAGATGGGGCTCAGATTCAATGTAAATCACATGAAAATGACAAATGGGAAGATGTTAGAACTCCTGCATGGGGTGAACATTTTTTTTACAGAATAAAACCAGAACCTAAGCCAGATATTGTTAGGTATCTTGAAATGCCTATGTTTTGGGGTTATGTTGAAAGAAGACCAGAATCAAATATGAAAGTTGTATTTGATGGCGAAACAGGTGAGTTGAAATCATCGGAGGTGCTGAAATGATTAATTTAATAGTTGGGTTTATTCTCGGTCTATTTGTAGCAAACTACGGAGTAGTTGCTATTGCAAAAGAGGTAGATCATCTCATTAACACTGCTAAATCAGTACAAGTTAAAGTCAACCAAGAATGAAATATTCATACTCAGGCCTTAAAACATATGATCAATGCGCTTATAAGTATAAGCTAACTAGAATAGACAAGCTTAAAGAGCCGTCCGGTCCAGCCGCTGAGCGTGGTACAACTATACATAGTGAGTTTGAGAAAGCAATTCTTGAACTACCTTTGCTTGATGAGTCACGTACATGGTGGTTAGACTATATTAACGAGCTTAAAGCTAAACGAGCAATGCCGGAATACAAATTTGGTATTACTAAGAATGGCACAGCTTGTGACTATAGCTCTGATGAAGCAGTGTTTAGAGGCATTATTGATGTGCTATGCATTAATGATAAGACAGCATTTGTATCGGACTGGAAAACAGGTAAAGAGCGTGATTACTCTGACCAACTTAAAGTCTATGCAACTGTTGTATTTCTTATTTTTCCGCATGTTGACAATGTGGTTACACAAATTGACTACATAGACCATAACAAGCATGCACCGGATAAAACATACACAAGAAGTCAACTTACACAATTATGCGCAGAGCTAGATTTTAGAATTGAGCAAATTGCTAATGACACACTTTACATACCTAATCCATCCGGCTTGTGTAAGTTTTGTTATTTTAGGAAAGCTAATGGAGGGCCTTGTAAATGGTAACTAAAGTTCTTGAACGGCATCTTGAAACATTCTTTAGTAAAGAGTGTAAACGACTAGGCTTAGCCAATATCAAATTACATTTAAAGTTCTCAACCGGTTGGCCTGATCGGATTGTGATTATTAACCGTAAAGTGATTTGGGTAGAGCTTAAGACACCGACTGGAAAGCTATCGGCTAGACAAGAGGTTGTGCATCAGACATTAAAAGACTTAAAACATATTATCTTAGTACTAAGAACAAAAGAGGAAATAACAAATGCATTGGAATCCGCATCAATATCAACAAAACGCCGTGAAGTTCCTAATAGAAAACGGCTCGGGACAGTTATGGTTGGATCCGGGTCTAGGGAAAACAAGTATCACATTGGAGTCTTTGAAGATTCTGAAGAAAGCCGGGGCAGCGAATAAAGTTTTAATTGTTGCGCCTTTAAGACCTGCTTATGCAGTTTGGACTGAAGAGATTAAAAAGTGGGATAACTTTAATGAGCTCACTATTAGTATTATTCATGGGCCTAAGAAAGAACATAGGTTTGCCAACAATGACTTTATTCATGTAACTAATTTTGAGACGCTTGGTTGGATCTCAAAGCAATTAGCAAACCATAAAAAGGGTTTTCCTTATGATGTGTTGATTGTGGATGAGATTAGCTATTTAAAAAATACAAGAACCGAGCGGTTTAAAGCATTAGCTACGATGTTGGATAAATTTAAACGACGCTTTGGGTTAACAGGGTCACCTGCACCAAATAGTTTGTTGGATGTGTTTGGACCACAGTTAGTAATTGACCGTGGTGCAACTTTTGGTAAGTACATTACTCATTTTAGAACAAATTATTTTTATCAAACCGGCTATGGCGGCTATACATGGGCTTTAAAGACAGGGGCTGAAGAGAGAATTCACGAGGCTCTTGCAGATAAAGTACTACGAATGAAGGCTGAAGACTATTTAGACATGCCTGAGTTAATAGTCAATAAAGTGTATATAGAGCTGCCTAAAGCAATTAATATGATTTATCGAGAATTTGAGAGTAAATTGTTAATTGATCTTGAAGATGGCAGAGTTACAGCATCAACAGCTGCAGTCTCTATTGGTAAATGTCAACAAATAGCAAATGGGGCAATCTATGTCGATGGCACTGAAAAAGAAACTAAAAATCTACATGATGAGAAAATATCTGCGGTTGAGGAAATTGTGGAGGGGCTTAATGGCAAACCGTGCCTCATAGGCTATCATTTTAAGCATGATCTAATAAGGCTTAAAAAGAAATTTCCAGATGCCCCTGTGATTGGTTCTGGTGTGTCTGGTGATGCTATGAATGACATCATAGATGATTGGAATAAAGGGTTAACACCGGTGTTGCTGGCTCACCCACAGTCGGCAGGGCATGGGTTGAACTTACAAGGTTCAGGGCATGCAGTCATTTGGTTTAGCAATACGTGGTCTCTCGAGATCTATGATCAGTTTATTCGTCGGCTTTGGAGACAAGGTCAAAAGAATAATATCGTGGTTCATCAGATCATTGCAAAAGACACGATCGATGAGGCCATTGTGGCAGCTGTAGAGAGTAAAGACAAAACTCAACAATCTTTAATGAATGCAATTAAAGATTATGCAAATAGATATGTATAATGTGTACTTTAGTAAATAACAAAAGGAAAGGAAATGATCATGCAAACAATTAACAACAAACCCCATGTGTATATAGCTTCACCATTCTTTAATCCTGCACAGATTGAAGTTGTTGAGACTATTAAGCATCATTTGAAGCTTCATGATTTAACATACTTTAGTCCTAAGGATGATTGTATGTTTGACCCAAAGACAATGATACCTGAGCATGTATTGGCAGTGAATATACAGGCTTTGTATAACACTGACTTAGTTGTTGTAGTGACTGACGGTAAAGATCCAGGCACATTATTTGAAGCTGGTTGGTCATACGCCAATAATTTGCCAATTATTTATATGTGGTTGGATGGTAAGCCAGGCCAGAAGTTTAATTTAGTGCTTGCATCCACAGGGTCCATAGTCCGTAGCTTTGGACAACTTGACCAAGCATTAGAGGATATTACAAAGTCCGGTGTGTTTAAGCGTAAAAACTGGTCCGAGGAGACTATTGACTATGAATAAAGGAAAAACACATGAAAGTATTAATGCTTTGTTTGCTTTTATCAGGTTGTGGGCCAAGCTGTGAGGAGCAAGGAGGGGTATTAATTCAACAAGGGTACTATTATGTTTGGCAACCAATTGATGCATCCAAAGGAATTGGTTATATGCAAGAGTACCCAAATTATGTTTGTAAAAAGGAAAGAACACATGAATGAAGTTTTAATATCTGGATTTGGCGTTTCTCATAAAGGAGTCGGATTAAATGTAAACACGACACATGACGGAAGCACCATCACGTTCACTTCAGGAGATATCATCAAAGATATTTTGACTGACCCTAGAATAACGGATAACGGCAAATCAGTTGGTGAGCGTAATATTGAATGGTTGCATGAAAAGTTGGATGATTGGATTAAGAAACATTTGGAGAAAACGCATGAATAAACAACTTCAACAATTTTTTCTTAATAGTTACTCATTGGAGCATACCAAACGTTACAGCATGAAGCCTGTAATTCATCAAGAGAGCGTAGCTAGTCATAGCTTCTTTGTGGCTCTTGGTGTATTGCTCATGGCTAATGACTATAGGTTTGACGTAGACCGAGCTATTAAGATTGCTATTTGCCATGATCTTGCAGAGATGGAAATATCTGATGTAAACCATTTGGTTAAAAAGAACTTTCCTATGGTTGCACAAGCTTTAAAAGAAGCTGAAGAACAAATAGTAAAGAGGTTTCCTTTAGAGGTTGCCGATTATTGCAACATGTACCATGATGGCTCAGTTGAGTCTATGGTCGTACATTATGCAGACGCTCTCCAATGCCGCCAGTATTCTAAGAACGAGCTTAACATGGGTAATGGTGGTTATATGGAGGACGTTTACATCAACAGTGGTAGACGTCTACTTGAACTTGAGGAAAAACTTAAACCGTATAAGGTGAAGCCATGAAAATGATAGACGAAGTTCTGCAAGACCGCCAAGAGGTCTACGGTGATTTTTTTGAGGGTATAACATGTGAAGCACAAATCCTTGAAATAATAAAAGGTAGGTATTTTGATCAGTACAAACTGCCATTACCACCTATCTACTATTTATTCTTTTCAAAGATTGTTATGAAATTATCTAGATTGGCGGTTTCACCCGACCATGTGGATAGTTGGACAGACATTGCAGGTTATGCCAGGTTAGTAGAGTTACATTTAAACAAAGTTAAACAAGGAGTTAGATATGCCAAAAGTGAACAAGAATCAGATGCCGCACCTACAAAAGATGCATACGCAACTAAAGTTCGGAAACAAACCCGGACCAGTTCAGTTCGTAAACCAGCTAGAAAACATTGATGTACAAATAGTCCATGCACCGACTATTCCAGAGTTTAGGAAGACCATATCAGTCTTCTTAATGAACACATGGAATGATAAGATCCAATGGGAGTTCCCTGAGGATGACATTGACCAAACCATTGATGAACTATTCAGGTATGAATTACTACCCACGGCGATGGAGACGATCAATCTGACATGGTCCGTGAATGGCATCGACATGATAGATACAACACATCTGATCAGACATAGACTATTTAGCTTTGCAGCTCAAGTACATGGTGATCGTGATATGCGTGACGACCGTGTAATGGTTAAACCCTCAATAATGGCAAACCCGGAGTTCTATGAACGATATAAGACAATTACTACAATGGCTAGAGACTTGTATGTTGACATGCTTGACAGTGGTTGCGTTCATGGGCTTGATACTCGTACTATCATGCCTAGGAATTTTGAGCATTTTTACATGGTTCGTTGCACAATTAAAGACCTTATCGGGTACTGTATTATGCGAGGTGATGAACAAATTCAAACAACCGTAGACAACATTATTGCTATGAAGCTATGGCTAGAGGTTCTTAAGAAATATCCGTTCTTGAAGGGATTGGTTGACTTTAGAAAGCCTGATGCTTTTTATCAACGTCAATCTGCCAAAGGCAAGACAAACATTTTCCCACCAAATGCAAAGAATGATAATTTTGACTGGTGTGAAGAGCAGTTCTACCACAACAAAGGCAGAGATGAATATGCTGGCAGTGAAACCTACTTAAAAATTAGGGAAGACCTGCTTAACCAAATTGATGCAATAGAGAAGAAACACCGATGAACCATTGGAAAGAAACCTATAAACAACTAAAGGAGCTTACACTGAAGGAGCGTAAGTTCCTTTTTAAGGAGTTTGTGTCATACAACCCTAATTGGCACTCTGAAACAATTAAGATGCTATCCTTAGTTGTTGTTTACTTACACCGTCAAGTTGACGTGTGTGAAGAGTACAAGGTTAAAAAGCAAGCACTTAACCGAGCGGTTAGATACTATAAACTATATTTGAAAGACGTACTATGATCAACCCAATGGTTCAGCAAACATACCAAGAGTGGCTTGATTTGCTTAAGAAAACTAATAATGAGGATCTATTAAAGGACCCTTACAATATCTGGATTGAAGCATTTCACGTAGGGACTATCCTAGCACAGAATCCTAGGGGTTTAGTGCCTTATATCCTTGATAAGCCAAGCCAGGGGCAGAAACCAGTGCACCTGCAACTCGTGCATAAGGATGAGGAATAGATAACAATGCACCGCCTACACCAGTTGACAGATGTGCTGCCATTTCTGGATAGTCTTGTTTCTCATAGTCTTGGTATGCTTGATAAAGATCATGCCCAGCAAGTGCACCACCTGCTATACCAAGTGCAGGAATTTTTCCAATTGCTGTACCCACTTTTGCAAGGAATGGTGACGACGATTTAAGACCTTCAAGAAGGTCGGCTGCTTCTGCTGCTTTTTCAGTGGCTCTTGTAGCTGCTGTCTTTGTTGTCTGTGCAATAGGTGATTTAGCAACATGCTTTTCAAGAGCCATTTGTGCTTTGTTAAGACGAGTCACAGACTCAGCATGAGCAGATTTAGCTTTGGCAAGAGCATCATGTGCTTCAAGTTGTGCCGGTGTTAATACAGGAGCTTCAGCATATTCAGACGGAACAATCAAACGACTATTTCTAGAGTAGCCAGGAAGACTACCCATACCTTCAAACTCTTTAACACCTTCAAGACCACGTTGTACCTTGTTACCTGTTCGTATTTCAGACATCTTATTAGTATGTCTCTCGGCTCCAGCCGATAACTTAGGAGGCTCAGGTTCAGCTTCAACAGCTGCTTTAGGTGGTGGATTAGGCTCAATGCCTGTAGACCTTAAATTTTCTTCTGCTTGAGTAAGAGCATCTTTGGTATTGCTATGCAATGACTTTGCCTGGCTTAGTTCATTAGTTAGCTTATCAACTGTTGCACCATGCTGCTTAACTTCATTAAAGATTTGGTCTTGAAGTCTGTTTGCAGCTTTAGACTTAACGTCTGCTTGGACTTGTGCTCTTGTAAAGTCTAATGTTCTAGGCTGTGGAATAGGCAATTTAGACATGCCATAACCAGCAGCTGCACCTGCAACGGCTGCTTCATTTTGTGGCTGAATAACGCCTTGCTCAGTAGACTTTTCAACAGAAGACGTTGCAGTATTATCAGCATTCTCAGAAGCACCGGCTAATCTAGGGTCAATATCTTCTAGTCTTAGTTGTGTACTTGTCTCATTAGCAACTGCAGGATGATCACTTAAAATTGAAGATGCTGGAGCTTGTGGTGGGTTAGCAGGTGTCCCACTGTTAAGGCGTGGATCAATGTCTGAGAATGATAATGTAGTCATTATGGTCTCTTATAAAGTGGTGACTGCTTTATCAACTGATCATACAGCGGTTGGTACTGCTTGATAGTCTCAGTATAGTACGGTGAGCTAAAGAACTTTTGTGGACCTGAAGACTGTCCGTATTGTGTATCATATTGCAATGCTTTGTTGTACAAGGCTTCACGTTGATGATTAACAACCAGTCCATGCTGTGACCAGTACTTAATAGCATCTGCAGTATCTTGAGGTGTTACTAAGCTTGACTTACCAAGCATCATATCGGCATTAGATATGCTAGGGCCTAAAGTTGACTTGTATGCCTTAAACCGCTCTAAGAATTCTTGGTTTAGAAGCGTTGCTAATCTGGCAGCGTCTCTTTGATCTGTATCTTTAAGATTTAGCGATGAAATAAACTTCTCGGTTGGAACACTAATGTTTCCAAACTGACCAAGTGTAACGCCTTCTTGTGCAGCATTTGCAAATGCAGATAACAAACCTTGCTTCTTAAGTAAGCCTGCAACTTGTGGCTTCTCTTTAACAATATCGTGAATTTCTCTAATACGATTATTTGAGCCTTGAATCTTTTCAGGGTCCCACTCATTAATTGCATCTTTCTTTTCTTGCCACAGCTTATCTGCTTTTTCAATCCTTGACTTTGCAACTTCACTTTGCGCTGCCCATGGTAAATTTTCATCAGGGTTTTGCGCAACAACAGTAGCTGCAGGTGCTGCCGTTGGTTGAACAGCTTGTGCAACAGGTGCAGGTGTAGGCGCTACAGGGTCAGCAGGCGCACCATTAAACCTACGTGTAAAGATAGCAGCATCGTCTTTTGTAAAAGGAACGCCATGGCTCAGATTGTTTTGTTTAGTTAAAGCAAGGGCTTCTTCTAAAGTTCTACCGCCTACTCGTTTAACAGGTGCTTCTTGATCAGGCTGTAATTGTGGGTTACGACCTGACATAGGGCTCTTAGCAGGCGCAACATCATTATTAGTTAAAGGTGCAGGAGCTGTATTAGCAACAGGTGGATTAGCAGCAGGTGCAGTACTTTGAGGCTGCATAGAATTAGGTAATGATGAGGGGTTTATGACGGACAGTACTCTATCTTTACCGTATTTACCCATCAAGTCTGCAATGCTTGCGCCAGCTTTACGATCTTCAGTTACTGCCTGATTAGTCTTAAGCTCCATATCAAACACGTTTTTAGCAATTGAGCCAACCTTAGGCGATAAGTACTCAGCTGTTGCCATAATCTCTGGTGTAATTCTAGATATAGCGCCAGGTGGTAATGTGCCATTAGACAGTTGAGTTGATAATGTCTTAGGGTCTGTTCCTATAGCACCTGCAAGCACTTCAAGCGCTTTACCCTCATTTTTAATCTGATAGGTTTGACCTGCAAGCTGTGCTCTCATCATTGCAATAGTAGGCTCTTGTTCTTCTTGCTTTTCTTGCTGTTTGCCTACTTCAGTAGCTGTTCTACCAATAGCTTCACCGGCATTGCCTGTTCTACCTGGGTCAAATAATTGACCAGCAATTGAAAACCAATTAGTCTTATTTCTATTGTCTAATGACGACAGTACTTTTTGTAGCGCTGTTGTGTACTCTCTTTGAGCATCAGGGTCACCTGCAAGCCCTGTAGGTAGTGTCGGAAGTACCGTTGGTAGTGCCATAATTATCCTTTAATCTCTATTCATCGCTAGTTACAGCTACAGGGTTTCCATTAGCATCTACATAGCCACCAGAAGGTGAGTACCAAATAGGTACGCCATTAGAATTTACACCTGCATAGTTAATAGCATTATTAGATGTGTCGGTACCGCTAGTTGAAGAGCCATTTGAACTATTAGACCCAAATAAACTACCAAACATGCCAGGAGTTGCAGCCACATAATTAGCACTACCAGGTGTACCTGATGCAGACGTACCAAATAATTGTTGACCAAGGTTTGTATTACTAATACCTGCAGCCAATGCACCAAGACCAGCCACTTGTTGTAATGGCGATGCTTGGTATGCCCCAGGAATAGGTCCGGTGTACGTACTTGATGTGCTTGTAGGTACTGTATAACCTCTTAAGAGTGCAGACTCATTAGTTAACTGCTGCATCGGGAACAACTGCTGATTTTGTGCAATTGTTTGCTGTTGACCGCCTAATGTGGCTAGTGCATTAACATCACCAAGACCTAAGTTTTGTGTGCTTGTTGCTAAATTACCAAGTTGCTGACTAGCCGCTAATTGATTAGCAGTGTCTTGCTGCATAGCTTGAGCTTGCTGAGCTTGCGTAGCAATGTCAGCATTTGAGATTACTTGTCCAAGAGCTCCAGCACCTCGTGATGAGCCAAACTGACCTGTGCCTACTATGCCAGCAGTTGCTTGAGGTGCTAAGTTCGTAGCAATATTTTGTTGGTTAAGATTGCCTAAAGCTTGCGCTAAGTTTGATTGGCCTACATTAGCCGCTAGCATGGTCGACATATCTAATGCAGGCTGATAATTGCCTACATTCTGAGCTACTTGATTAAATGCTTGCTGTTGTAAAGGTTGTGCCCCCACATATTGAGCATTTGATGCCGCATTAGAACCCTGTGTTGCAAGATTATTAAGATAATCTGTATAGAAACTAGGTGCAGCTGTTGCTTGCTGTTGTGTCGTCGTAATATTAGGAAGTGGTGCACCTTGCGTTATGCTACCACTTGACGATGAGCCAGCAGTCCCTAAGTTAACTGGTGTGGCGTAAGTAGATGAAAGTGCCATAGATTATCCTTGTTTATGCCTTTTCAAAGCTTCTTTCATGTAAGCAAGAGGCGATGCTGCTGGTGGTATTTTATCAACTGGTGCAGATCTCTTATGTTCTCTAAGTGATTCTCTAAAATGATCTAAGAGCTTAGCACCGGCATCAGAACTGCCATTGCCTAAAGCTGCTACAGTATCGGCATCGAACACATATTCGCCATCCGCCAGCATTGCAGGAATGTCGTCAGATTGTCCATCACCTTTACCTTTAACGTAATGGCCAGTGGCTCCTGTAATGAATTCTGGCTTATGCTGGTGACCTCCGTCTTTATTACCTGGAAGGTTGTAATTAGTAGCGCCTAGCATCTTTAACCCAGAGTTCATCATCTGAGTACCTTCTTGCTCATTTTGCTTTTGTGCCCATTTACTTAGAATGTCATTAGTTCCGCCACCTTCTTTAGCAATAGGCAAACCAGCTGAAGGATTAGAACCGCCACTATCACCTAACAATGACTGAACCATTGAAGAATAAGGGTTTTGAGCTGAACTACCTAATGCACCCATACCTGACTGCATCATTGAGTTTGCTTGTGAATCTGATGAACCACCTACAACAGAGTTTAAGATTCTTGGATCCACATTGTTTAATTGTGGATACATTTGTTTTAATTGTGAAATAATCTTAGAATTTGACCCATATACAGGCGCACCTGCTAAGCCTGTACCTGACAAAGTACCAGGAATAGAACCACTTGAAGAAACTGAGCCTGAACCAGAGCTAGTTGAAGTTGTTGTCTGTGGATTGGCTATTTGACCATTTAAAGCAGCTTGCTTAACTTGTGTAGGTGTTAATAAGCTGTTAACAACCTTGCTTGCAACTTGGTTTGCCGCCATGTTTGCAGGGTTAAGAGGGTTTGTAGGCGTAGCAGTTGATTGAGATGCTTGATCAATGACTTGCTGATCAACAGGCGCAGGCGTATATGCAGAACCATCAGGATTGATAGGATTTCCTGATGCATCAGACCAGCCTGAAGGGCTATAAGGGTCTAATTGTACGCCTGGTGCAGGATTATTAGCATTAAATGGGTTCGCATTATATTGTGCAGTTTGAGCTGCTTCATCAGCTGCAGCTTGTGCATCTGTAGTAGTTGCTGCTGCATCTGTAGTTGTTGCAGCTGTATCTGTTGCTGCCGCATCTGTAACCGTTGCATCTGTAGTAGTTGCTGCCGCATCTGTAGCCGCCGCATCAACAGTCCCTACTGTCGTTGCATCTGTAGCCGCCGCAACTGTTGCATCTGTAGCCGCCGCTGCAGCACCTGCATCAATTGCTGCCGCACCGACATCAACTGCCGCTGCTGCCCCTGCGCTTAAATCTACTGCTGCCGCTGTAAAACCCATAATATCACTCCATTACAATGGTATACGTTTTCTCAAAATACTTAGCACCTAGCCTTTCAATGATAGGGCTATAGTCTAAAAATGGCTTCATATGGAATGCAATTCGTTGAGGCTTTCTCTTCTTAATCTCATTCAATGACCATGTAATAAACTTTACGCCTGTCATTCCTTTTCTAAAGTCAGGATGAATAAACAACACATCAGAATTTGCAGTTAAACTCTTTTTGTAGTGTAAATGGTTCATTACAAACCAAATGCTATAGCCAATTAACTTATCATCTTCTCTAATCGTATGAATCTCTAGCTTGTTTTGCGCATACAATCGTTGATATGCTTCTACATCAGGGTCAAGCTCAATTATGTCTGTTCTCTCAGCAATTTCATGAAAGTGAGCATTAAACAAATCCATTGCTTCTTGAGCAAATGGTTGAGGTGCTTCTTTCTGAAATGAGATCATGCTGTACTTTTCTCAATCACTTGTTTATGCAGACTGCCAGAAGGCTCACCTTCCCAGTTAACTGTTACAGAGTTCGGTATACGATCATTCCATTTCTCAAATGAAAAGAATGCACCACCTTCACTCATAGTCTTTAAATTGTGCAACTGATTAGGCTCAAGAATGTCAAACTTACCTAGTAAAAAGTGAACATCAGGTTCATTATCTCTAGGCCTTTGAAACTCAGACAAATCCATTTGCTGATTATCTTTACCAAACACTAAGTTGCCTGTCAAATACATTAACAGAGAATCTACACCCGGGTGACTATGGTAAGGTGATTCTGTGTCTGGCTTAGAAATATACATTTCAACTTGAAATGGGCCATTCCTAAATAAGACAATAGATGCGGCAATGTCTGTAAAAAAGATGCCGTCTAGAAAAGGGGGCCTAATGATCTTCTCTTTAACCCACCACTCCATGAATTCTTTAACTGACCAATTTGTATCTAAGTTCATATTCTTGCCATTAAATGGTATTGCTGAATATTTGAATGAACCATTTTAATACCTGCTGTCTTTAATGCTTCAATCATTTGCTTATTTTGAGTGTTCATATAAATCATTTGAACACCGACTTGTTTTAGTTTCTTTTTAAAATAAGAAATAGCACTAAACATGCTTAGCGCTGAGTCAGCAGATATAAAGTACACAGCAGCTGACATGTTTCCAATTTTCTTATAGTACATCAGACTATCATCATGCTGGATCATAATTTCACCAGGCTGTTGCAACCGCTTATGCGCTTCTATAATTGCAACATTAGGGTCAATACCCACTTGCATTGCTACATGCTTAATAATTTCAGAAGGTTTCATAGTTTATCCGTCAATAGACATAGCACCTACAAAGGCTTTTGCCCATGATTGCCAGTCTTTAAACACTCTTTGATCAGGAACTGCCGAGTTAACAAAGTAACCAATACCTTGTACCCCATCAGCCCATGATCGCCACTTGTCCTCATTTACAAAGCCTAGTTGATTAGAAGCAAATAAGTCACACATTCTTTTGCACCAAGTATCCCATGTATGCCCACGTGGATCATATACAACCATTATGGGTTACCTGTGCTTCTTACATCACCAATATCAGCGCTTAGAATGTTCGAACCACATTCATATGTACCGTTAAAAGTGTTGCTAGTGAATCTTAAGCGCATCTCACGCCTCTGTTCTCTCATGTCGATTTTAAGTGTAGTATTGTCAAAGTAATATGGCTCTGATGCAACATCAATATCATCAGCATAACCCTTACCTAAGACTGTTACTGACATCTGACCATTCATGTTAAAGTCAGGCTCAATTCTTTCTAATCTAATCCAGTTATTCAACCCGGATAATGACTTCTGACCAGGGCCGCCTGTGTTCCAGCCAATAGAGTTAGTCTCAAAGTATGAATTGATGGCATCAACTTGTGTCAGATAAATCTGATCTGTCCCTACTTCATGCTGCCAAATTGTACACTGATTTAGCGTATTAGTTGCATTGCCAGCCCAAATAGGAAACCTAAATACCTCTGAAAACACTCCTGCAGACCTTTGTGCGCCTAGTGCTTGGCCTGCATCATACCAAGTATTCTCACGGATATTATAGATAATTGCATCATTGCACTCTGTAGAACTACCACTTGGGAAAAACCACCAGATCTCACCCCAACGAGGTATTTTAGCAGCCCATACTTTTTGTCGCTGCACATAGTTAACATTGTCAAAGAAGTAGTTAATATTGGTGTTGTTCGGGATTTCTTGAACAACCCCGTTATACATTAAGAATCTATCAACGCCTATCCAGTAGTATATACCATCATATTCAATAGGTGAATTAGATGACAATATAGATGTTTGTGAACTGATAATGTCATACCGCCAGTACAACGTTGATGAACCAACGGTCGTAGGGTTGTAAGACACACGAGTTAGCTGATCAAGTGACCAGAACAATCCAGATGGTGATGTTGTTCCTCCACGAAGAGGTAGACCTTTAACTACTTTTGTGCCTGATATGTTGTTAGCATTTGAGTCGGCTGATACCCAGTTAGTAAAGTCACCAGCAGCACAGTTCTGAATCAGGCCATTGTTCCCATATACAAAAAGGTATGGA